GGTCGTTGCTTGTCTCTTACACAGATTGTTGGTATGGATGCACAGACCTTGGCTTCTATGTACCCTGAGTTCTACAACGAAATCGTTGGAAAGAACCAGTACACGCCAGGTTCTCCTTATCTATCTTTGGTCCGATACCACGACAAAGACCAAGATCTTATTTACTTACCAGAACGTAAAGGCTTAGTTCTATCTAATACACCTAACCCAGTCGGTGAATGTATGGTGCGTGTATCTATGCGCCCATCTATTGATGGCGAAGCACGCGGTCAGTACGACGATGTGCTTGGTGTTCAGCTTGCTCGTGCACGCTTTGCAGTCTTACAGATCCAAGCAGCAGAAAAATCTATTCAAGCACCTATTGCTATCCCACAAGATGTGCAGGAACTTGCTCTTGGACCAGACTCTATTATGCGTTCTGCTAACCCACAGGGTATCCGTCGCGTTCCGCTTGAACTTCCAGCCGGTGTATTCGGTGAGTCAGGTGTACTAGAGCGTGAACTTCGTACCGGTGCTCGTTATCCAGAATCTCGTGGAGGAAACTCAGATGCTTCGATTGTTACAGGTCGCGGTGTTCAAGCCCTTCAAGCTGGTTTTGACACACAGATTAAAGCGGCGCAGTCTCACTTTGCTCGTATGTTTGTTGAGCTTATCGGCATTTGTTTTAAGACCGATGAAAAAATCTTTGGTAACAAAGTTAAAGAAATTCGCGGTATGGATGATGGAACTCCTTACACGATAAAGTATTCACCAGCTAAGGCAATCAACGGCGACTACACAGTAGATGTTCGTTACGGCATTATGTCTGGTATGAATCCAAACAACGCAACAGTGGCTTTGCTACAGATGCGTTCAGATAAACTTGTTTCACGCGACTATGTACGCCGTGAACTTCCAATCGAAATTAACGTCGGTCAGGAAGAACAGAAAGTTGATATCGAAGAGATGCGCGATGCCCTTCGTGCAGCTATCGGTCAGACCGCACTTGCAATCCCACAGATGGTTGCACAGGGTCAAGACCCTATGAAGATTATTAGTTCTTTTGCGGAGATGATCAAGAACCGTCAAAAGGGTATGAACATTGAGACTGTTGTGGAGAAGGCGTTTACGCCAGAACCTCAGCCTGAGACAGCAGCGATGCAGCCTCAGCCTCCAGTAGCAGGTATGGCTCCCGCCTCTGCCTCGCAGCCAAGTATGGAAACACCTGGCGGTGCAGCCCCTGCTGCTGGCGGTCCACAAGCACCACAAGGTAAACCAGATATTGCATCATTGCTCGCATCAATCGGCGGCGCGGCATAACTTCTAGGGAGGTGAAATATGAAAAAAGGAACACAGGCACCAGCTTCAATGTCAAAGCCAACTGAAGGCGCGATGGGAGCTACAACTAAGGTAGTAGGTGGAAAGCAAATGCAGCCATTTGCTGGAGCACCAAAACCAGGCAAGAAGGTAAAGAAGTAATAACTTTTACGAAGCGGGGTGCACTGGATGGATAGAAACAAAGTTCGCCGTCCAGTGCGCTTTGCTGACTTCTTAGTTGTTGGCGCGGAACTTGTATACAACATAATGCAAGTGTTTACAGCAGCCACAGAAGATTTATTAGAACTATCCGTTTACAATGCAAATCGAACAACGGAATTAAACAAAGCGTGGGAAGACTTCGCTACAGATTTAGAAACTATTCAGGAGGATACAGATGGCGCTTGAAGACGCTAAGAACCCTATGCAGGGTGTATCAGGTCCTGGACCATACGCAAAGCGTACAGATCTTTCATATCAGTCACAATCTTATGGTGACGGAGTTGCATACGATGCAGCTAAATCCGGCGCTCCATTAGCAACAGCACAGAAATCACCAATGCTTTCACAGGCTCCACGCGTAGGCGCAGGAGAACCTGCTGTTGGTTTATACGATCCAACACAACGTCCAGATGAACCAATTACACAAGGTATTGATTCTGGTCCAGGTGCAGGCTCTGATGCTCTTATGATGAACCAGATCCAGCAAAACGATAAAGATATTGTTGCAAAGTATTTGCCTTCACTTAGCGCTATGGCATCAGCGCAAGACACTCCACAATCATTTAGAGCGTTTGTGAGCTTCCTTCAAGGATCATTATGAACCAGTTCGTTAAAGATGTTACAGCATTTGTTGACGCACTTGGGTATGACTATCCTGGCATAGTCCTTTCACTTGCCAATATCCCTTGGGAATCAGAACAAGACAGAGACGATTTTATTACACACTTAACACGAGAGGCTTAATACGTGGCAAATTATTGGGACGCCATTAAAAATGCCATTGCCTCTAAAATAGGTGAAGGTTTATCTGCTGTTGCAGAAAACGTAGCTGGTGGTTTTGCTGCATCAACTGCAGGCAAAATTGTTCCAGGCGCTGATACTACTCAAGTTGCTAAGGCGGCTGCAGCACCTCTTAAGGCAGCGGGTCAAAAGGCTGGCCAAACAATAGTTAACACTATGTTGAAGCCGGCTGAAACAATTAAAGCTGATACAGCATTTAATCTTGGTATGGAAGAGGCTAATAAAGCCTACGAATTCCTATACCCAAAGGTATCGCAGCCTTTATCAACGATTGCGCTTACATCTAATCAACTTACAAATTTAGAAGCGCCTACGATTGCAGAGAACTGGAAGCTTGCGGAAGATGTAAGCCCTTCTCAAGCAGTTGCAGCTAAGTATGTACCTCTTTTTAATAAGTACTTTAACATTGCAGATCCAACAGATCGCAAAGAAACTTTCAAAGATAATATCTTTGGTAAGTCAATTACAGGTTTTGGCGATGGACTCCTTAACTGGTATGCAGATCCTCTAGTTCTTTTAGGTAAGGGCGCTGGATTAGCACGTAAGACTTTGCTTGTTAACCCTATCGAAACAGCTGATGACATTGTTCGTTTGCGTAAAGACTTAGATACACACGGTGTATTTGTTGAAACTGGCGGCCAAGCTGGGCGTGAAACTCCTATTGGAACAGCTGTAGCTTCTCTTGTTGGCAAAGATGTTGCAGAAGTATCTACTCATCCGCTTATCACCAAGAGTACTAACCCACGTTTGTTGACAGCTCTTGTAGGAGAAGCAAATACTTACGAAGATGCTGCAAACTTTATTGCTGCAGCTGCTGGAGATAGAGCATCACTAGCTAAGATTGCAGCATCACGTGCATCTATTGCTGATGAAATTGCACGATCACAAGATTTACTAGACCCAGTTGCTAAGAAGTACGCAAATATCGAATGGGGCGCTGGCGCTAACATTAAAAACTTGGAACCTACTATCCAAGAATATGATCGTTTATCTAAGGTTCTTGAAGACCTCAAGCTACGCGATACCAACCTTGCTCGCGCAATGGATGAGCAGCTTGGTGATTACCGTGTTATCAATGAATACACATCAGCTGCTGACGTAAACTTGTTTAACAAGAACATAGGCGTAGCTATTGAAAAGGCTCGTGCTAGAGGCGCTGAGCTTCGTCAAGATTTTTCTTTTTATACTGAAACATTCCAAAAGACTCCGTTCTCACGACCTGTTGCAGTTATCCAGGCAGCTTTTAATAAGCTTCCACGAGGGATTGTTCGCATTGATGGTGGCCCTATGGCTGACTCTGCTAACGAAATCAAGTATGCACTTAACTCTGTACCGGTGTTGCGTAATCCTGAATATCTTCCAGTAAAGACACAACTTTATTCTGACTACGCACTTGCTAGAAATTCTACAGAGCGTCTAGCTGCAGTAGAAAACATTGAACAAGAAGTAGCTAATATCGTTGCTCTTGAAAATGGTTTATCTTTAGAAGAAGCCACTATGTGGTACAAGGCATTTGGTTCAGTTCGTCGTGGCATTATGGATGCTATTGGAACTAAAGGCTTCTGGGTTGATGATAGCGGTAAGCTAATTACATCTCCATTCTGGAAGTCTGAAATGCCTAACGTAGTTCCTATGATGGACTTTAAGGACTTTGATAACTTCCTTAAGTTATATAAGAAGCTTGTTCCATCAGGCGAAGGTGTTGCTGAAGCTGGAATGCGTGCTCGACTTATTGGCAAAGAACTTGAAGATATGATGGACTTTGCTAACTCACTATTTAAGGCATCTGTCCTTACACGTATGGGTTATCCTATCCGTAACACTATTGATGGTCAGCTTCGTGCAGCTCTTGCACTTGGAGCTATTGCTAAAACAGACGAAGTCTTTAAGACATTTAAGCAGAACCTTGGAACTCGTGTAAAGCAAGCAGAAAACTTTGTTGACGAAACTCTCTCAGCGACACGACCATCACAGTTAAATACAGAAATTGGTAAGTTAATCCAACAGCGCCAAGATGTAATCAATGTGCGTGAATCTATTCTTAACGAACTTACTCCACAAGCATACTATGCAAACGCTTCAGGTACTTTTGGCAAGCAAGTAACACCAGAAATGGTTGAACTTGCTATCTCATCTAAGTCTCGTCCACTTCTAAAAGACGCAGATCGCAGTGCTTACTTTGATTTAATGTCAAAGCGTAAAGACCAAAAGGGTCTTCTTTTTGGAAAAGATAAGAAGAAGTTTGAAAGCTTACAAGGTAAGGCTTTTTCTAGATATGTAAGAGAAGAAGTAGTTCCTACGCTTCCTAGGGGAACAACACTTGTATATGCTGATTATCTAAGTGGTAAAGTTTTCTACAAGATTCCTGGCAAGCTAGGACGTTTACCTAAAGGTGCAGTTCCAGAAATTGAAGCACGTCGTGGTATTCCTTCAGGAATGCTTGCCGATGAGCTTGAGTCAAAGGGATTGCTTAACCTACGTGGTAAAGGCCCAGTAGAACATCCAAACATCAAGGTTATCACTTCTTACGAAGCATCTCGTGCAGATAACTTTGAAGAGATTGCACAGCTTCTTGGCGAAGACAATATGATGCGTATTCGCACATACCAGAATCTTGCAAATAAGATTGACAATGAGATTCTTGCAAAAGTTGAGCAGTCGCAATTCTTAGCTCAGCGCCGTGCAGACCTTAAGATTGTTAAAGCTGGCGAAGGTGAAGAAATATTTATCTCACCTAATGGTAAGAAGGTTTATGCAGATGGTGCTTTTGCTGGACCTAATGGTTCTCTTACTAGAGCTGAGGCTTCAAGCCAAGGCTCTCTTAACTGGATGACTGAAGGACAAGCTTACCTAAGCTTTGACGCAGCAAAAGGTTCTAAGGCTCTCACATCTGGAATGAATTTGAGCCGAAGCAGAACTAAGGTTGACCCAGGCGATCCTCAGTATTTCAATGAGATGTCTGTATTTACTAACCGTATTTTGCGTAACGATCAACTTGCTATGCAAATTCTTGAAGGTTTGCCAGATACTAAAATTGCTGAATGGCTCAAAAGTCCTAAAGGTGCTTTCTACCTAAAGGAAATCAACGCAGATGTTAAGGCAGTTGATATTCCTGCACACGTAGCAGAAGCACGTTCACGTATCTATAAACTGTTCCCAGATCAGCAGGTACGTTCACTTATTGCTAGAGAAGAATTGTCACCTGAGCAGTTTGACTTGCTTATGCGTGGAACGCCTAACTTAGCTCCAATCGCTGGACGTTCTCTTGTAGAAGATACTCTTCGTTACGAAAAGGGTGTTATCAAGACAACTATTAACGACGCAATCTCAGGCATCTTTAAGATGATTGGTTCAACTCCTGAAGATAACCTTGTAGCGTGGCCGTTCTACAACAGTTTGTATAAGAAGAACCTACAGAAGGAAATCAACCTTGCTGAAGGTATGGGTAAGAACATTCAAGACCCAGACTTGATTATTCAAATGCAACGTACTGCTCACTCTTCATCACAGAAGACTCTTAAAGATGTGCTATACCGTGTTGCTAATAACACTGGTTTGTCTAACTTTATGCGCTTCTTAGTGCCATTCTTTAATGCTCAGTACAACGCAGTAAAAGTGTACGGAAAGTTTTTCTTAGAAGATCCTTCTCGTATTGCTCGTGCTCAGCAAATCTGGAACCTACCAAACCGAATTGCAACTGTCATTGACAGCGATGGTAAGGAAGTTGCTCCAGGAGCACCACCATCTGAGAACCAGTTTATTATCATTACCATCCCAGAAGGTGTACAGGGAAGATTCGGTATTCCAAAGGGATATCAAGTATCTGTTCCAAAGAACAGCCTTAACGTCTTTCTAACAGGAGACAATCCTTTGGCTCCGTCATTTGGCGTACCAGTTACAATCCCTGTATCTATGTTGGCTAATAGCCGACCAGACAAAGTTGAAAATGCAAAGACATTTCTTGCAGATTTCTTTGGCGAACAGACATCTAATGCAATTATGAACAGCTTAATTCCATTTGGAAAAGCTCCGGCTAATCCTTGGAAGTTATTGCTACCAGCTGCTGGTCAAAAGTACGCATCTTTACAGTCTGGACTTGATGATGCAACTTATGCTCGCTCTGTTGCAAGCTCTATGAAGACTCTTCGATATGAATGGGAATCAAACGGAAGTGTTGGTAAACAGCCTAACTTCCAGGATGCAATTAACCTTGCAAACCAACTATGGAAAATTCGTATTGCTGCTAACTTAAGCTTGCCATTTACTTTCACATTCCGTGCTGAATGGCAGCCAATTATGGATGATTACCGAGCAGCATTGCTTGATCCAAAGGTTGGCAAGACTAAGGTTGACGATTACGTTCTAGATAAATACGGTCCTCTTGGTTATATCATTACAGGTCCTACTAGTAAGAACAAGACAAATCTTAATCCTACAGTGGGCGCAGTGGTCAACACAAAGAAGTTTGCCCCACTCTTAGGTGAGATGGATAAGCTTAACGTCCCAGGACTTGTAGGTTTTATCGCTAACTATGGCAATAACTCTGACAAGTACTCAGATGCTGCAGCTAACTATTTCCGTAATAAGAATGTGCGCCCAGGCGGAGAAATTAAGTACACAGAATCTCGTGCTACTGAAGATATTATTACAGACCGCGAGGAAAGCTTAGGCTGGAATTACTACGAAAAGTTTGCTAAACAGCGTGATGCTCTGCTTTCAAAGTATGGCATTAAGAGTATTAACTCACAAGCTGCACAGCAAATGGGCTTGACAGCCAAGTGGGAAGCTTCAGTTAATTCAATCAAGGCTTATCTTCCATCTTGGGAAGAAGCCTATGATAACTCTGTTGGTGACTTTACTAAGACCAAGCGCTATGTGAAGGGTCTTATTAAGACACTTGGCAACGAAACTTGGATGAAAGAATATGGCAATACTCCAACAATGATGGCAGTAAAAGACTATGTTCTCAATAGAGATTACGTTGCTAATGAACTTGCTAAGCGTAAGAAGTATCTAGGAGTTTCAGGTTTAACAAATCCTGCTAACGCTGATCTTAAAGATAAGTGGGATGATTATATTATTAAGCTCAAACTATATGATACTGGGTTTGCGGATCTATACACACGCTACCTTGAAAACGATAACTATGAAGTAATTGAGGTAAACAAATAATGTCTTGGGCTAAAAAGAACGGCGAATGGGTTTGGACCGAAGACGGTAAAGGCAACCCAAAAGTAAAGGGCGATAACGTAACCCCGCCTCCTTCATTTGATACAGGCAGTGGTGCTTCAAGCACTGGCAGCGATATACCAGCTGGTTACACAGTTGATGTTGGATTCGGTCTAGTTGATAAGAATGGCAAGCCTCTTGCTCTGCCACCAATTCAAATTGGTTCATACATTACAGCTCTTGCTGGAACTGATTCAAAAGCTTATGGACGTGTAAAAGCAAAAGTAGCCGCCTTAACTGGCAAGAAGAAGTTGGACCCAAGCTATGTTGGCGGATACTTAACTAAACTTGCTACAAACATTATGGCTTCTTCTGACATTCTTGCAAGAAGCGGAACTCTAGAAGATTACTTTAATACAGCTATCAAGACTGCACCTGGGGCAGCTGCTTCAGTCCCACAATCCTATGTCTCTAGCGAAACTCAAGCTAAGTCTGATATCAATTCTGTATTCAAAGATCTTCTTGGTAGAGAAGCAAGCGATAAAGAAATCAATGCTTTAACTGTTATTCTCAATGATGCACAGAAGAAGAACCCATCTAAGTATGTTGATGGTATTACATACGGTGGTCTTGATAAAAATCAGTTCTTAATTGATGTTATTACTTCCGGTAAGTATGAAGGAAAGCCAACAGCTTATCCTGGCATTCTTGCTAACCTTGCAGAAGAAGCTTCTGGCTTTAAGTCACAAGCTGCTGCTGTTAAGGCTGGCAAAGAAGAAGGAGCAACCCTTAGCAATAAAACTAATATCTTGAAGACTGCTCAAGCTAATGGCTTGCCAATAACTGAAGATGAAATCAACAACTATTTGTCTCAGGTTAAAGCTGGAAAAGATATTAACGTAATCCTTCAAACAATTAGAGACACAGCTTCTCTTGGTCTTCCTGACAATGTTAAGAAAATTGTGGCATCTGGAGTAGACTTATCTTCAGTGTATGCTCCATATAAAACTGCCTTAGCTCAGACTTTGGAAATCAATCCAAACGATATTACTCTCAATGACCCTACTCTTCGTATGGCTATTGGGCCAGACAAGGAGATGTCTTTATATGAGTACCAACGTGCACTTCGTAAAGACAATCGCTGGCAGTACACAAACCAAGCACGTTCTGAAGCATCTGATGCTGCTAGAACTGTGCTTCGAGACTTTGGATTTACGGGGTAACAATGGCAATCGCACCTGATGAAAATTTAACTCCAGCAGAAGCACGTGCTGCCACAGAAGCTGCACGCAAAGCTACTGCTGACCGCCTTGCAGCAGAAGAAGCTGCAAGAATTGCAGATTCAGATGCACGCCTTAGAGCACGCATTCCTTCATCTCCTAACTATGTACCACCAGTAGTCAAAAAAGAAGAACCAATAATTGTAAAAGAACCAGACATTATTGTTCCTGATGATACTTCTAAAAATACTGGCTATAGCACAGGTCAAGATGGAGAATTATTATTTAATGGTAAACCATTTCAAGGCACCTATAATGGTAAGACATATATAAACGGTTGGGATCAAACTAAATACAATCCAGATGGTACGGACCGTAAATCTAATAATACTACAACTGCTACTCAAGACCTTCTTTTAGCGCAGCAAAAAGCTGCTCAAGCTGAAGCAGATCGTCGTGATCGCCAGTCTGCTTATGACATTCTTTACGGAGAGTTCAACAAGTATGGACTTGGTAGCCTGGTAGAAGATATCAAGTATCTTCTTCAGTCAAATGTATCTCCATCACAATTTGCTTTAGAACTACAAAACACTAAAGCTTACAAGCAACGATTCTCTGCTAACGAAGATCGCATCAAGGCCGGATTAAGCGCTTTGACTCCTAAAGAATATATTGATCTTGAGGACCAGTATCAGACCGTTATGCGTAACTATGGTCTTCCTTCTACTTACTATACTAAAGATACTACTGGCAAGCAGTCAGGTTTTGATAAGTTTATTGCAGGAGATGTATCTGCTCCAGAACTAGAAGACCGCATTCTTACAGCACAACAGCGTGTAGTTAATTCTAACCCAGAAGTACTTGCAGCGCTTAAGTCATTCTACGGAGACTCTATTACAAATGGAGATATCCTTGCTTACGCCCTTGATCCATCAAAAGCTTTAACTGATATTAAGCGTAAGGTAACAGCAGCCGAAATTGGCGGAGCAGCACTTGCTCAAGGCCTACAAGCTCAGGGTACTACAGCAGAAGCGCTAGCAGCTCAAGGCATTACTAAGGCTCAGGCTCAGCAAGGTTATACAAACGTAGCTGAAATGGTGCCACGTGGTTCACAGCTTGCTGATATTTACGGACAACAACCTTACAATCAGCAAACTGCAGAAGCAGAAGTATTTAATACTGCAGGTGGAGCAGAAGCTGCAGCACGACGCAAGAAACTTACCGAACTTGAAAAGGCACAATTTGGTGGCCAATCAGGTGTTGGTGCATTAGGACGCGACAAGTCTTTGTACGGACAAGCGTTTGGTCAAACAGGCCAGTACTAAATAGACCTACCTTAGAACTGCCGGTTTCTAAGGAGCGAAACCTAATTCCGGAAGTCAGAGCCATATAGGAAGCCCCAATCTATATGCGGCTGGCGATCTAACTAACATAGAATGGGAGAATGGACTATGTCCAATTTCGAGTACGAGGACGACGACGACGATATCACTACAAGTGATAGCGGTAATGATCTAGTCAAACAACTGCGTAAAGCAGCAAAGCAAAAGGATAAAGAACTGGCTGAGCTTCGTGCTCAGTTTGAAGGCGTATCCAAAGCACAACGAGAACGATCAATTAAAGATGTCCTCGAATCTCGCGGAGTGAACAGCAAAATTGCTAAGTTCATTCCATCGGACGTAGACTCAACTGAAGAGTCTTTGTCTAAGTGGCTTGAAGAAAACGGAGATGTTTTCGGTTTACAAGCTACTGAATCCAACCAGCCTGTCGTTGATCCAGCTCAAGCTGCAGCGTATAAGAAAATGAATAGTGTTACTGAGCAAGGGCTAACGCCTGATGCTTCAGAAGACATTATGCGGAAGCTTATGTCTGCTAACAGCAAAGAGGAACTGGATGACATTATTAGACAGTCTGGACTCTAACTAACCGAAAGGCATAACCTAAATGGCAGTTCCAGGTGGTACACTCACCGGTACATCCGC